ACTGTACCTACTAGATTTAGAAGTAGTCCAGCACTACATGGTGGTTTGATTAGTAGATTTAAATCTGAGAGAGGTGTAGCACTTGCAAATGCATCTACTGGAAGTGCAACAACTTCTAGTACGATTGTCTAAATAACTAAAGAGGTATATTATGGAAATCATATGGACATTATTATTAACAGCGTGTTTTTCTGATACAAATTGTTTATATCAGAATGTACAGTTTTTTAAAAACAAACAAGAATGTGTTGTTCTGAAAACAGAACTAGAAGTTATGAGAGATGGTGATTGGAAAACAATAGATTATCAATGTAGACCTTTAGGGAGTCAAGACGTATAATGGCAGTACAACCAGCATATAGAGATGCAGAGAGAACAAACGATTCTCCTCGTTCTGTACGAATCTATAAAGATTTAAATCTCAACTTTGGTAGGCATCCAGTTACAAAAGAACTTCAAACTATAAGTGATGCGGCCGCAGTAAAAAGAAGTGTGCGTAATTTAGTTCAGTACGGATACTATGAAAAACCTTTTCACCCAGAAATTGGTTCTGGTGTTCGTGATTTGTTATTTGAAAATATGACTCCACTAACTGCACAAGTATTGTCGCAAAAGATACAAGATGTTATTAACAATTTTGAACCAAGAGCTCAACTTGCTGGAGTTGAGGTTATTCCTAGATTTGACAATAACACATATGAGGTGATAGTTGAGTTTTACATGGTCAATGCACCAGCGGAATTGATAGACTTAGCATTCACATTAGAGAGATTACGATAATGGCAACTATAAATAAAAAACTAGACGTTACCGATTTAGACTTTGATGATATCAAAGGAAATCTAAAAACATTCATGAGAAATCAATCAGATTTTACTGATTATGATTTTGAAGGTTCTGGTATGAGTGCATTGTTAGATGTTCTCGCATATAATACTCACTACCTTGCAATGAATATGAATATGGTTGCAAACGAATCGTTCCTTGATACTGCGACTGTTCGTTCCTCTATAGTTTCTCATGCAAAGACATTAGGTTATATTCCAAACTCTGCAAGAGCTCCTATCGCAAATGTTAATATAACATTGAATAATATAGGTGCATTAACTTCTGCGACTATTCCAGTAGGAACAATTTTTACCACAGTTATAGATGATGTTAATTATCAATTTGTTACAGTAGCAGAATATTCATCACAAACAGTTAATGGTGTATTGTCCTTTTCTAATATTCCAATCCATGAAGGAACATATGTAACAAATAGATATACAGTTGATACAGATAATGTTGACCAAAAATTTTATGTAAATGATGAGAATGGGGATACTTCTACTTTACTTGTTGATGTATTTAATACTGCATCATCAACCTCATCTACAACATTCACACAAGCGTTAGATAATACTCAAATAAAAGCAGACTCAAATGTTTATTATCTCCAAGAAAGTATTGATGGTAAGTTTGAAATTTACTTTGGTGACGGTATCACTGGTAAAGCATTATCAGATGGGAATATTGTTCGTCTAAGATATGTTGTAACAAACAAAACAAAAGCAAATGGTGCAACTTCTTTTAGTACATCTGCGACTATTACTGGTATAACAGATATTACAACTGCAACTGTTTCAGCCGCTTCTGGTGGTGCAGAGAAAGAAAGTATTCAATCTATTAAATTTAATGCACCTCTAGATTACGCAGCTCAAGGTCGTGCAGTTACAGTTAATGATTTCAAAGCAATTGTACCAAAGGTTTATGCAAATGCAAAATCGGTTCAAGTGTATGGTGGTGAAGATAATGATGTTCCAGTATTTGGAAGAGTTTATATTTCTATTGTGCCAACAGCTGGTTCTATTACTGAGTCTGCAAAAAATCAAATTGTAAGTGATTTAAAAAATACATATACTATTGCGTCTGTTACACCAGTAGTGATTGACCCAGAGTATACTAAGTTAAGATTGAATGTAAACTTTGTATACAATTCTAAGAATACAATTAAAGCAAAAGAAACTTTGGAATCAAATGTTCTGACAACAGTTACAAACTTTAATACAAACAACTTAACCAACTTTGATAGTGCATTTAGACATTCTGCGTTCACTAGATTGATAGATGAAACTGATGATTCAATTACATCTAATATTACAACTGTTAGTTTAAGTAAAGACTTTACTCCGACAATCGGAACACCAACAAAGTATACAATACCATTTAGTAACGCATTATATAATCCACACTCTGGTCATGACTCTGATGCTGGTGGTATTCTACAATCTACTGGTTTCTTTATTTCTGGTAATTCAAATGAAATGTTTCTTAATGATAATGGTATGGGTAACGTAAGACTTTATTATGTTGTTGGTGGTACAACAAAAACATATGCAGACGAAACTGCTGGTACAATAGATTATAAAACTGGTGAGATAGTTTTAACGTCACTTAATATTACCTCAATATCAAATATAGATGGTGCAACTTCAACAAAAATTAGAATGATTGTTAAACCAGAATCTAATGATATTATTGCAGTAAGAAATCAAGTATTAGAAATTGATTTAAATAACACTATTATATCTGCATCTATAGATACAATTGCAACTGGTAGTGCAGCTGCTGGGGTTGGTGTCTCTACTGCAAGTTCATATACTGGTGCGAGTTCTTCTGCATCAACATCTTCAACAAGTTCAACGAGTTCTTCAAGTTCAAGTTCGTCAAGTAGTTCTAGTGGATACTAGTTATGGCCAATAATGATAATGTTTTAAATAACAAAGTATCAAATCATATCCAACACCAACTGCCTGAGTTTATTCAGGCAGACCACCCAGTTTTTTCTCAGTTTATAAAGTTTTATTATCAGTTTTTAGAAAGTGCTGAAATTACTTTTAGTGAAGTTAATAATTATCTTAGAGAAGAAACACAATCAGTAAATTTTGTATTAGATGAAAATAATGACCAGATAGTGCTGGAAGACTCTGATGTTAAGTTTGATATTGGTGAAGTTATTACTGGACAAACATCTGGTGCAACTGCAAAAGTTCTAGTTGATGATGTTGATGATAATAAAAGATTATTTGTAACATCTCAATCTCAATTTATTATAGGTGAGATTGTAAGTGGTGCAACCTCTAACGCATCTGGTACGCTCCAAACTTATAGACCCAATCCAGTTTCTAGTATTCAACAACTTCTTAATTATTCAAATGTTGATGCAACTTTATATACATTCTTAGATAGATTTAGAGATTCTTTTCTTGAAGGTATTATAGACAATGTTGATGCTGGTGTAGACAAAAGAAAACTTGTAAAAAATATTCGTGACCTCTATCTTGCAAAAGGTACAAAGAAAGGACACGAATTATTCTTTAGACTTCTTCTAAATGAAGAACCTAGAATAACTTATCCAACAGAGAATATGCTTCGTGTTTCTGATGGTAAGTGGACAACTAGAAAGATAATGAGAATTAATCTTGTCACTGGTATTGTTTCTGAACTCATTGGTCAAACAATTACTGGAAGAACTAGTGGTGCAACTGGAATTGTAGTATCAACAGTTTCATTTAGAGAAGCTCAAACTAACATTGTTGAACTAGAACTAGATGAAGAAACTTTTTCTGGAACATTTCAACAAGGAGAGACAGTAAAAGGTACATCTACAGTTACAGACCAAGATGTTTCATTTACACCTTACTCAATTGTCACTGGAAGTACTACGACAAATAGTGGTTCGTATTATACTGCTGATGAAAGTATTAACTTATCATCTGGTGGTAGTAATACTGCACTTGGAAAAGTACAGACTGTTAGTAGAGGTGTGGTTGATGAAATTATTATTGATGACGCTGGACAAAATTATGCAGTAGGTGATACATTAGTTTTAGATAATTCAAACACAGATGGTGTATCTGCAGCTGCCGCTGTTGCAGTGGTTGGTGGTGGTATCGCACCAGAGTCAGGCAGTTTATCTGAATATGGAATGACTGCGACAGACCATATCACACTTGAAGAAACAAGTCAATCCTTTTATCAAGATACTTATGAGGGTGTAAAGATTGTTATGGAAACAGGCACATTTGCAAACCTTAGTGTTGCATCTGAGGCTGGTGAGATTACAGATGTAAGGATGGTTGCAAGAGGTGCTGGTTATTCAAAACTTCCAGTAATAACTGGTATTACAACTGCAAATGGTAGTGGTGCAAAGTTACTAGCATCTTCTAACTCTGGTATTGGTGGTGTAGATTCATTTCAATTTACTAACTTTGGATTTAACTATAATTCTTCACCTACAATTATTCCTTTTCGTCATGCAATCTTAAAAGATATCACTGGAACATTTGCTGCTGGTAATTCGTTAACATCTCACTCTGGAACTATTACTGCATTTGATACTGCAAGACAATTGATATCAATTAACACAACAGCAAATCTTGCAGTTGGAAATACAATTGCAGTTGGTAGTACTTCTGGTACTATTGCAAATATTTCTATTGCGTCTGCTACTGCAGCTGTAGGAACAGTTGCAAACACCTCTGGTGAATTCTTTGGTGCAGATGGTCGTATTTCAGAAGATGTTATGAGAGTTCAAGATAGTAATTTCTATCAAGATTATTCATATGTTGTTAAGGTGGGTCAGTCTATCAATGAATGGAGAGATGCAATTAAATCAACTGTTCATCCTGCTGGTTGGAATGTGTTTGGTGAAGTTGAGATTGTTGGTCGTGCGAAAACTGGAGTGGTTGCACAAACAGTAGATTCATTCACTCCAGAACTTGCATCTCTATTCTCAACACTATTTACCAGTGTATTTGGTAGAAGGTTAGGAACGGTAGATGATGGAACTTCTCTAAGAGCATCTCCAGCTGGAGATGTTGATAGTCATACTGATTTAACTAGTACAACTAGAGATACAACTCTTTCTAGAATAAACAATGT